TGCGTGATTCCTAAGGTCAGTCTTGTTCATATGACCTATTTCCTTTTTGTATACATCAACATCTAAAGTTTTATACTTAAATAAACCTGTATCTCCCCAGACTTGTTCTAAAGTACTAGCCTCAACCTTCTCCTCTTTTTCCACGGACATACCATGAGTTTGGGACATCTCCTTTAGCTCAGGCTTCTTCGTTTCTTTAGAAGCTTTAGTTTTCTTCGTCGATTTCTTTTTTGCTGCCATAATTTTCAATTGTTTAGCCGACACCAAGTTCTGTCTACTGGACATGTAGCTGCATAGCCACATGTGTGTACCCTGCACAGACCTAGTAATCCAATTGTGTTATCGCCGCTTTTTTAATTACGGCTTCTATATGTCGCCATATAGTTCGGACTATATCTTCGCTAAAAAGCGTTGGGCGCTCGTGGGCGGGTTATTGTCGGGTCTCACCGCCTAGTCTCTACACCTTCTAGAGTATCAGTACCCCCTCTAGCTTGGCTCGGGATTGTCTCAAAGAGAGTTCCCCCGAATTCACCCAATAAGGCCAATCTTGTCTATATTATTATACATCCATATAAAAGAAATAGCAATTTAATATTTTATTATCTTACCCCAAAAATCTCTGATCCCTCGCATTCAGTCCTTAAATATAAGTCATTTCCCATTCCGCTAAGGGTTGTTCCTGCTTCTCCAGTGCCGTAATAAGATATTTTCTTTTTCATTGCGGCGGTGCCATCTCCGGTGAATTTAATTCTAACTGTTTGTCCCGGTTTATTTCCTTCTGCTGCAACCGGGTCAGACACGGCGATGCTTCCGCCCATTTCTGTATGATTTTGACAGTAATAATATAAATTGTTAGGCGCTTCATGTGGCACTTTAAATTCAAGGTAGCCCTCTCCATCGCCGTTAATATACGTTACCCCTGAAGAAAATACTGGGGGATTATTTTCAACATCGTCGTTACTTATAAACAAAGGGTGACCTATGTTTGTCGCTCCTGTTTGAGTAAACAGGTAAGTGCTTCCTCTGGTTACGTTAAGTTGGGGTCTTTCTAAATTACCGCTAACATAATATACGCTAGACACAGAAAAGTCCCATAAAGAATGATACTCGGGAGAAACAAACTTTGTTACCTCATCTGTAAATTCATCATAATCGTTATGAGTTCCGTCTTGTCCAGTGCTAAATAAAAACGCTATTCCGCTCGGCAGATTATTCGACCCTGTGGGCCAAGATACGGTTGTTCCTAACCCGCTAATTAAATGAAAATTATACGAACCAGAACACACTACAGGGAGCGAACTTTTGGGATATCCGTTTAGGTACCACCAAGGATCGTCCTTAGGTCCCTCTTGAGCATAGACGTAAACATCTTCGTCTAAGCATGAATAAGATTGTGGGTATGTATATTTTGATTTATCAGTTCTATATTCCGCCCATAACGCTGTACCCTCAGGAGGAGTAGGGACATCTTCGGTATGTTTAACCGAGACGACTTCATCGATATCAAATTCTATATATGGATAAGGAAAAAGGTTATTTGTTTGTTGGCGAGAAGCATGATTTCTCCAATACTTTGAGTAGTATGACTGGTAAGGTTGATTATACTTTACATCTTCTATGTATTTAAAAGTACTTGCTGTATCGTCAGCATCGTATCCATAAGGGTAAGACTTTTTAATTTGTTCGTAAATTTCTTCCGCTTTTGCGTCAGTCAAGCCCCAAGCCATTTTCCATTTCCAAAATCTATTACCGTGAGATTGATATCCTTGATCTTTCGCTTCCTTTGTAAAGCCTACCTTCTCAACAGAATGTAACTTTACAGGTTTTAAGAAAAATCTAGGATTGGTATCGGTCTTCCTATTTCTAGAGCTGGAATCGTGATACAGATGTACCGTCATTCTAAAATTATAATTTACTCTATTTAATTTCATCTTAGTATGAGCCTCCTCCGCTACTGCTACTACTTGACGAGTTACTACTTGGAATAGCGCTACTTGACACGCTCGTTCCTATTCCGCTACCCGCAAGCCTAGCTTTAATTGTGTACTTGTGATCGTATTCTCCCGCGCCCTTAGTTCCATCATACACTTTAGATGACCCATCGTAATATATGGGATTATCTTCTGGATTAAGTGAGGTTAATCCTTGGTCACGAACGACATTTTCATTTCTTAATACGCTTAACCCATCGTATATATTTTGGGCGACTTTTTCCAAAAGTCTTTCGTACTTTGCCATCCTTTTGCTTTTATATTTTAAACCTTTGCTTATTAAAATTTTATTTAATTTTTTATGAAACTTTTTCTTAGCGTTTGCTATAGACAATCTCATAGATGTCTGATAATCTGCATGCACGCCTACTCCTGTACATGTCGATGAAATATTTATATCCGAAGCGAGCGAAGAATCTACAGGTTTGATAGCTATAGTACCGTCGAAACCAATATATCTAGGATTGGTTGACCAAACATCTAAAGATATAGTTGATCCCGAAGGAACCACTCCATCCCAATCTGCGTCATGAACAACCTTTTGGTATTCTTCATAATTATAATAAAAAGATCCTTGATCAGCCGCTTGTTCGTTCGTGTGCCTAGTGAGACTTCTTAATGATACCTCGTCGTATTGATAGTCCGTTTTTAGTTGAGTGTCTTTTAAGAGAATCATATGTCTAGAGGATAATGCATAGACCCCGGTGTTATGTACGATACCTAAATTTTTGGAGACGAAGCTCCTCCCAGAATAAAATCCCGTATCTACTATATTACTTACATGATATTCGCCCGTGCTAAAATAATTCCCAGCGCCAGAATAATTTAATACTCTGTGTGGTGATACCCAAACGATTTTCTTTCCCATGGCCGTATTAGCATTACCCGTTCTAACTACAAGTAAATCATTGATATTGCTTATCTCATCGTGGACAACTAATTTTGTATCGTAATTATATGGTCCAAACGTGGTAGAATCAATAAAGATCCGATTCCACCAGTGTCCATATCTCCTTTCCGTAAAAATAAAATCATTTTTAGTATCTAATATTTTATCTATTTCTTTCTTAAGCTTTTTGCTTGAGGTTTTATATCTATCTAAATTTTTAGTAGCAATTCTTTTAACTTCATTTTCATAAATTGCAAAAGCTTCCTTAATCTCATATTTTTGTTCCGCCGTTGTCCTATATTGTTTTTCAACGTCTATTGGAATAAATTCAACTTTTGTATTTTTATCCATGTCACGAGAAAAGTAAAACTTTTTACCTTTTTCTGACAGTTCTAGGGACAAATCAAGGGAATCTCTTTCTTTAAAGTTTTGGGCCTCTACAGTGCCATCGCTGTATATTTTAAGCTTTTTATCGACCTCCATTTTTGAAGAACCGAAGGAGACAAAGTCCTTTGGCGAAATCGGCTTACTTGGAGCTTCGTATTTTAATTTATTGCGGGCCATTTTATGCTATTATTTACACAAATATTATAACATATAATACACGAAAAAACAAAAAAAAACTCGGGGAGAAACTCCCCGAGTAGCGTGAACTATATTCTTAGGCTTGATTATACAACCATGCCAACAATCGCTCTGGCGTCGATACAAACGCGACCCTCTTCCAAGAAACCGTAGAAGCCAGTCTTGTCTGCTCTGGCAGCGAACTGATCGTCGGGAAGAACCACGAACGAACCGCCGCTATCATGCTGTTGAGCAACCGGACGAATGAACGCGTCTCTCGAAGCATCCAAGCCGATAACCAACTGATCAGTCTGATCGAATGGGCTTCCGGCCTCAGGGCCAGATGCATTATCGTGGGCAATCCCAGAGGGAGCGCCTAATTCAGAGAACAGTTTGTTATACTTTTGTCCGTCACCGAGCTCAAGAAGATCGGTGATTCTTACGCCCCAAAGTTCTTGCGTACCAGCTGCGCGGAAGATCTCTTCGCGTACGCCGTCTGGTAAACCGAGTGCGGTTGTGCTGCCTGCTGGTCCCACGTGCGAAGACATGGGGTTGTAGGCGAAAGCACGCACTTGCTCTTTGAGTTCAGGACTTACGAACAGGTCGGTTAAACCGTACGAGTCCGCGCCAGCGGGAGTACCACCGACCCAAGAAGCGCTAAGTCTTCTCATCATTGTCATCATTCTGCTCAAGTCATGAACGATGAAGTTATCCTGATTACTTGATGCCAAGATGTGAGTGTTCTGAGTGCCAGAAACAATTCCACCCGCGTTAGCAGTATCAGCCCCGCCGAGTGCGCGGACGATAACCGCCCATGCATTTCTCTCTTGCTTGACCAAAACTTCTTGAGCCATTCTCTCTAAAGCTTTGCTGATTACGTCTAGACGAGACTTACGAGCGTACTTTTTCATCCAGCTTACTGCACTGTCGAGACGATAAGTGGCGATTTTCATCTCCTTGACGCCCTCGACTTGCGAGGTCGGCATACCACCAGCTAAGTTCTGTGACCAAATGGTTACATAACCTTCGCCTTCGTTGTAATACAGATCCAGTGGATAGCTCGGGGAATCGTCTTCGTCATACGAGACGTCCGTATAGATCAATCCTGCAGTGCCGGCATGAGCAATTACTTTCGCAATCACTGGGCCGATAAAGGCGGCAAACGCAGTTTGCGCCTCAGCAGCAACATTCTGATCCTTGGAACCGAGTGCTCTGATAAGTTCTACTTGTTCTGGAGTATTTTTTAATCTTAATTTCATTTTATTTTTCTCCTATGTTAATATTTTTAGCCGATTACTCTCGGTTCTAATTTGATTAATACGTCTCCGTTGAGACCGCTTCCGCCGATGCAGTAGCCAAGATAACCTGACTTCAAGTCTGCGGGTGCAGCCGTATGTGTTACGATCGATCCGTCTGCGCCAGCGTAAACTTTTACGCCCGGTAGAACGGCAACCGTATTATGCGATGCAACGTCAACTCCGTTAATGAGTACAATACCCCTTGTTAATACCGGTACGGCTTGTCCACTAAGGGATACCTGCATTTCGTGAGCTTTGCGAGGATGCCAGATCAGCTTTTCGCCGTTCTCGTCAAACTCTTTCACGTCATACATCAGCATGCCGAAGGGAACTTCTCCCGAACCACAAAGTCCTACGCGAGCGGATACTGCATAACGATCAGAAACGGTATTATTATAATTATTATTAATAGATTCCGTTCCCATCACGTTGTCAGTCTTCCAAGCCTTCGCATCAGACGCGTCCAACTTTACGATAGCGCCTCTATCTGCATCGACTCCGTCGAAAGCAAAGAGGTTAACTACGTCGTTTTCACTAATTTGTCTAAATGGTCTTAATAGTGCCATGATTATTTTCTCCTATATTATTTATATATTTAAATTGTTATCGTTTAAGTTTGAAGTCGAATTGATCAATACTAAAAGCAGAGGCGTATTTATCATACAGTGTCTGCTCTGGTTCTGAGCTTACTGGAACTTCATTACTGGAATTCTCAGCGTTTTCAATGATCTCTTCTACCACGTTGTTTTCCTCAGAGGCAACGACAACTTCTTTTTCTTCAGTTTTGGGCTCTTCGGTCTTGACCTCGGCAGCTTCCGCAGCCTTGTCAGCCTCAGCCTTCTCAGCGAGAAGAGCTTTGCTCTTTTCCTTAAGAAGGATACCCATTTTACTTTGGTAAGAAGTAAATGCTTCCTCGTCCATGTCCTTAACGTCTGCGGCAAGAACCTTACGATCTTCATCGTTTAGTTCGTATTCGCTGTCCATTAATGACATACGTTGGTTGAATGTTTCTTCTGCTTCTTTTTCCGCCTTAGCTTTTTCAAGCTCTTCAAGATCTGATTTTACCTCAGCGAGCTCGTCAGCTATAACCTTCGTCTCTTTTTCAAGAGTTTCGGTTTTTTCACCAGCAGATTTAAGAGCCTCTTCCGCCTCGGTCATCTCTTTTTTGTACTGCTCAGAAGCCTTTTCGAGTTCACTCTGAATAAAATCAGTTATAGACGAAGCAGAAAGTTCCTGCAACGACTCATCGTTGATATCTTTAATACTTTCTATCTTTTTCATAACTTTATTATTTTTTACATTATTTTGGTTGTTTTGTGAACTGTTATCTTGTCTTGATTGTTCGTTTTCTTTAGGTTTTTCCTCGACCGTATCGCTACTAACAGCAACCCCTTCGACATCAGCCGCGGGAGATTCTGTTAATCCTATACCTAAAGGAACAACCTCTGCTACTACTTGGCGATAAACTTGCTTGCCATCATCTAGCTCACCATCACCGCCAAAACTCTTAAGATGCTGCTCTAGCTCTTTCACTTCGGACGCATCTGTAATAAATTCTCCATGTTCTATGTTCTTAATCCCCTTCGGAAGAAGAACTAAATTATAATCTGTAAATCCTAATTCCCAGCTAGCAGATATCTTTCTGTAATTCATACTAGTCGGATCTCCTGAGTCCTCAATTAACTCTGCTAATTCATTATTAGCTACTTTCCAAATAACCCCGCCTAAAGTTACATTAAACGGAGATTTATAATCTTTAACCTGTTCCTCAGTAAGGGGTCGGTCCGTTCCAAATTCACTAAAGCCCGCGGTAAGAATTACGCCTACCACTCTTTCTCTATTATGTTCGATATTAATGGGTTTATTAATAAAATCTTTATAAATTGCTACGGAAGTTCCCGTGTCAATAACGTCCCCATTTTTATTAACCCTATTTGCTACAAATGCATTAAAGGCGATAGGAAGCAGGTCTACGTTTTTCTCAGTATTTACGTCAGGGATGAAATCAGCCAGATCCATTAAGCTGGCCATGGCTAAATACTGATCTTTCTCTTCCGAAATAAGAGGCTTAAGTGTCGAACTGAATGAAGTTGTGTATTTAAATTTATTTTCCATTATACCACAGTATCGTTGTTGTATCGTTGCCAGTCCCCGTTATTTTGAAGCTTTTACACTTAATCGGATGGTGAAACGAAATGTTACATTGTGCAGGAATCGCTAGGTCTGCCAAGTCAGGATCCCCAGCGTCTAGGAACTGGACAACAGAAGTATTGCTGCCTGCGGAGTTAATTATAGCTAATATATAAATGTGTCCGCCCGTTATCCCAGCGGATACGGTCGAGCCATCGCCGACCGTTAAGTGGGACGGATGACTAATTGCATTTAAAGGGGTAGGGTTCATTAATTATTTTCTTTTTTTGTCTTTTATAAAAAGGCGCCTTTCGTATTATTACCAACTTATAACCACGTCCAACGCCTTGTACTCTTCTAAGTATAAATCATTTACACTATTAAATCTAAATATTTCGTATTTTTCGACATCTTTTTTAGCTAATTCAAAATCTTCTTCCGAAGGTCCCCATGAAGAAGCTATATTTAATAGCTGGTTTGAATTACTTTTTTTATCTTTTGCTGCCTCTAGTTCTATTTTTGTAATTTCTTCGAGCTCTTCTTTTTCTTCTTTGGCGGGAGGAGCAACCACTCCATCCCGCTTCATTCTCAAAAACATGTTTACCCTAGCCATACCTAGTACAGGTTTATCTTTTTCGTTTTCGCCCGAGGTAACAGCTTCTAAAAATACTCTTTTTAGTTGTGGTAAGGTTGTTCTCTTAGACTTGTCTACACGATTAAAAGATTTAACTTTTTCCTCCAGTGCCTTAACGATATTAACGGAAGTTTCAACCGCCTTAGCCTGAACGTCACGCTCGTTTTGGTCAGGGGTATCTGTATCGTTTAGGCAGACTTTGCCCTGACGAATTTCGAAGTGTTCAAATTCAAGTTTGTCCATCAATTTAAGAGTACGATTACAAATATAATTCTTCTATTAAAAATACACCTATTTTAGTAATTTTAATGATTAAAATTAAAAAAAAACTCCCCACCCTAAAGTGAGGAGCCTGAATTCGAAACCGGCCTTAGTCTTTACTTATCTTCTAGAGACGCATTAGGGAAGGGAACTTCTACAGCTACCAATGGGGCAACCGCGGTCAGTCCGCTCTTCTTAACGCTGAGGCCAACAAGATCATGCTTGTTCGCTTTCCCTCCGACAGTTACAGAGGGTAAATGTTGAGTTACGGCACAGCCCACAGAAAATACTGCGAGCAGTGCCCCGATACACATAATTTTAATATATTTTTTCATGTTAAAAATCCCTCTATTATTGGGATTAAAGTCAGTATAACAGCGCCCCCTAGTAAAATCAAGAAGAAATTTTACAATTATTAACGTTTGTTTATAAGAAGGACGTGTAAGATTAAACATGGATTTCTTTATACTAGCGAGCCTAAGTATTGCTCTAGGGGCTATTTGCGGAGTCTTCTTCGTTATATACAAAATCATTGAAGAGGAACGGGAGCGCAGAGAAAAAGAGAGCATGGTTAAGGTCCATTACAAACACTACAAAAAAGATGGAACCTGTTCAGAATGTGGATGTAGACCCTGCAGGTGCGAGCCTTAGTCTTGTTTTAATTTCATTAAATAAACTTTATCCACGACCGTATCTTCTCCATAATAGTCTTTTACGTTATCTATAGGAAATACCAGCCAATGAAATTCTCTACTAAAAAATTTTCCATGAACTAAAGCTATTGCTATATCCTTTTTTGGATCGAGCTCTTCTAAACTTTGTACCGTTACAAGTTCAAAGCCGTATTTATTTATAATAAATTTTATCTCACTCGGCCAAGTTATACAAATTGCTCTTCGGTCAAAAAAAGATAAACATTCTTTAAAAGCCATCCCGCTTTTTTGAATCTGCTGACTGATCTCTTTTCTTGGTGCAGGATTTTTAGCGAATACGATTCCCTGCTTTCTATAAAATTCATTAATAGCTTTTTCTATAGCGATAGGACCGCAACAGGTATAATGTTTTTCGTAAAAGCCTTCTGAATTTTTTTTGTACGGGTTAAAAATTCCGCACCCTCCCAAAAGAAGTGGGACTATACAAAGAACTAAGGACACAAAATAAGAAAGTGACCTTAATACCTTCACATAATATAATACACCTCAAGTGAAAGACTTAGGTATAATAGCCGTGGTGCACCCGTTAATACCCTGAGAGTGGCCAGAGTTATAGCATTCAAATTCTGGAATATAAAGTCTGCTATCTTCGTTTTCCATTGCGCTCCAAACGGCATCTACATTTTGTTTCCCTTTGCACGCTCTAGGAGCCGAGTTCTCTGCGGGAAAACTCCAATAGTCATGAGCAGCAAAAATAAAATCTTTTGTATTTGTTATCAAGCTAACCAGCTGCTCTGCGTGCCCATCCGTTCCATTAATGGGCGCGTCATAAAATGCCATATCAATTTTTTTGTCACTAGCGCTAAATTCTTGCACCAACTCCTCAGCTCTTTTGTTGTGAAAAGTAATAGTATCTTCATACTCTTTTCCTACTCTAAAATAAAAACCGGGATCACAGGTATGAATTTTCCCTCCATACGTCTTGGCTGCCTCAGCCATAAACTTAGCCGTTGAACCAATAAATGTACCTGCCTCTAAAATACATTTAGGTTTAAATTGTAGAACTAATAAATAAAGAAAAAAACAATCCGGCTTACTTGTACTATTGGGAGCATTACAGCTATTAGTATGGAACTCTTCTAGTCTAGAGTAATTATCTGAAAATACCTCTCGGTTTTCATTAAGAAGCTTACGAACCAAATCTTTCATTAGTTTATATATAGCACTTTTTTAGACAATTACAAAAAATAAAGTATTAAATTTAGAGCTAAGCTGATCCCTAATATACTTGAAAGTAATATTAGTAAGAAAAAGTTAACACTAACACGTAAAGAGCTTTGCCCCAGCTTACGCTTTTTTATTTTCATATTTTTTTTGTCTATCGTTTTTTCCGCGAACTCAGAACCGGGGATGATCCACCAGTGTCCGTCCTTATCTTGAGTAGCCCAATCTAGCTTCTGCTTGGCCCACCAATGCGCGTTTTCATCTAATATAACTAATTTCTTTTTCGCCATAACTTATCCATTTATCTCGGTCTATGGGTGGCAAAGGCTTTGGTGGCCAATGACCAATCCTTTTTAAATATTCAACAAGATTTTTCAATACGCTATCCTGCAGAAGAATAGCTTCCTCTTGTTTATCTAAAGCTTTCCTTTGGCTACCCATTACCTCTGATTGAAGGTCTATCACTTCCGATTGATCCTTAAGAATTCCTACAGTTTCTTTCAGTTCTACCCCTAGTGTTAAATTATCTTTTAATAAATCCAACTGCTTCTTCGTGTGATCAACGTTGTTCAGGATAGTTAAAGAAAAATATATACAAGTTAAAATTAAACAAGCGCAAACTGTAATGTTGTGCTTAAGTAAAAAGTTCCACCCTCTGTTCCATAGTTTTTTCATACTTCCTCCTATTTAGAATATTTATCAATAATCTTTTTTCTAAGTTCTTTACGAACTCTTCTGATAATGAACAACGCCGAGCCACCCACTTGTTGTTTTTGCGGTTGGTTCGAGCTTCTTAGTTCTGCATATTCTTTATCAAGATCATTTAGAACTTCTGAGATTTCTTTGTAACTGAGCACTCATCTAATTCCTTTCTTAAAATTACACCTCAAAACGAATTTAATTGACTTTTTTGAATAAAGAGCTATTATATAAATATGGAAGAAAACCAAGAAAATCAAGAGAATCAGACAGAAAAAGAGATGACTCTAGAAGATGCGTTTAATATGCTGGTGCAATTAGCCAGAAATACAAAGCTTAATTACCAAGAGCACGCTATTGTAGACAAAGCTGTCCAAATGGTGCACTCTGCTTTAGAGGGTAAACCCGATAATGATTAAGTTAATTTTCCTCTGATACGAACCACATCCATTTGCCCGTTTACTTGTAGGTTTACAAGGTCTGAGCAATTACTGGTCGCACTTGGGTGCTCTGCCCACAGAACAAAGTTAACAAAACTAAAGGAGTTGGTATTATCGCTAGCGCTTATTTTGTGCATGGCTGACGCGGATTGATCCATCGTGTAAGTGCCCCCTGACGCTGACTGCTCCATCAATTCTAGCTCGTAAATGCTAGCATATTTATAACCTTGCCAAGTCATATAACTACTAGAAACATAAAATCTGTAGTACCTGTATCCAGTGTTATTTGAAAATGTATGCTCCGCTACATCCTCGTTATTAGCATGGGTCGAACTCATTAAATCTGTCCAGTTACTGTTATCGTTGGACCCTTGTAATTTATAATCTTTAATGCCTCCGTATCCATTCACGGCCGTATTAGGTTTAACTGTCATCTTCTGAATTTGTTTGGTTACGCCGCTGCCAAAATCGATAACAACATATCCGGGATCATCTCCCGCATTTGCTCCTTCCCAGCCGATGTACGTGCCTGCAACGTCATCGAAACCATTCGACATCGGCGTATTATCAGGACCATAAACATTACTACCAGTATAAGTTTGGCCCGAGCTAATATCACTTCCATAAGTTGCGGTAAGTGCGTCTACAGGATGAATTTGCTGAGGCTGCATCATTAATGCATAATCTTGATTTAGTACGTCCCCAAAATCTATAGTGGGTAGGTTTCCCAGAATCAACCCGTAATAAATGTTGGGCTTGTAACCTAGAGTGTGGTAAACGCCCCAGTTAACGTTAGCCATAATTACATCATTTTCCTCGATGTCTCCCAAGGGAAAAGAGTAAAGTACTACATCTTTTGAGTGATCTGCAGATGGGCACACATTAATTGTTGTCGATCCTTCGGTAATATCTTGACCATATAATATTACAGGTTTTTGATTTACGCCGCATACCAATTTGCCATTTCCCTTTAATCGAAAATTTTCTACTAAAGCTGTACCGTTGTAGGTACTGAGTATCATGTCGTAAGAACTTTCTCTAATTTCAGCGTTCCCGTTCCCCCAACGATAGCCATTTCCCCCGTCTATATTAATGTAGCCTGCAACGTGAAGTTTCTGGGCTATTGCGGTACCCTCTGCGAGACCTATGCCGACGTTTCCATTCACTAAATCAATGCTTAAATTATTTGCGTGAGCGCCCGTTGTCCCGCCGAAAGAACCTCTTCCATTATCAGAACCAATATATAAACTATCGTTAGAGTCCTGAATTCTAATGTAGGCGTCCGTATCAGTAGAGTGAAAATCTGCTAATTGGTTGTCGGCGGACTTAACCTTAAATGGGCAATCTAAAGCGGCTCCTGCCGTGCCTAGGCCTACGTAACCCTGATGATCTTGTATAAGCCCTTGAACTAAAGTAGACTCATCAGTCGAAGTCAAAATCGCTACGTAAGAATCTCCAGAAGATGGCCCAGTATATGACCTGATTGCCGCTAAAGAGTTCGCTGCCTTAAACTTTAATCCAACGTATTCGTCTACGTTGTCCGCTTTGCTCTCTAATATGGCAAGATCTTTACTTTCTAAAGTCCCGTCGCTTATGTGAAGAGGGGCTGATGGAGCGGTAATCTGAGTCCCAATACCTACGTTTCCTCCGTCTTGCCCTAAAACAATATCTATATTATTTGAATTTGTGGTAAATTTAATTGGTTCTTCGGTGACGCCTACGTCTGAAGAATTATGAATTGTAGTTCTAATGGAAACGTACTCTTCTCCATCGTTTATTGTGGCTATTCCGAATTTTCCCCATAGATGTAAGAGAGGGTTCGAGGTGTTATCTGACAGGCCTGATTTATATACAACAAATCTAGAATCGGGAGAAGCTAACCCAAAGTTTGCTTTTGCGCCGACGGAAACATTTCTATCTTTATCAATATAAACTCCCGTGCTCCCATCGCACTGTAGCAGAATGCCTCCGACATTTTGTTTGTTATTAATTACGAAATCTTCGTCTGTTTGGGCGGATAAAGTTGTACCGTAGTTAACGGAGTCTCCAATGGTACTATTTGATAATCTTATTACTCCCCCTCGTGATCCACCTACATGAAAATGAGAATGTGGCGTATATACTCCCCAGCCCACGTCACCAGCTGCGGACGCTGCCATAACTGGCTCGGATAATCCCGCCGAAACTAACTCTAATTCATTTGCTTTGTTTTTGTTTTTGTCTAGAATAAATGACCATACGGGATCATCATTACTTTGTTTAAACTGAAGCTTGGACCAGTTTCCAAAAGAAGAAACATTTTTTATAATTAATCCTGAGCCTGAATTACTACTTTCAATGCGCGCCGACCCGCCGGTAATTACTAATTTATCCGACGGGTTTTCATCTCCTATACCTACGTTTCCCCCGAAAACAACTGGGTTAATTTCTCTTAATTTAATCGTCGCCATAGCTTATACCTTAATTACACTCAATACTTGGGATAAAACACAGATTTTACTATTATCAAATTTCCATCATCATCAGTAACGTCTTTTGATCCATCGTTTGTAATTACGTTTGCACATACATTATTTACTACTCCACTTAAAAATAATCCCTTTGATTGATTTTCTAGGTCTATATCTGTCTTAAAGTTCATTTTGGAAGTCCTATTCCCTTGAAGGGTGTGGTTATTTCCAGCGCCTTCTAATACTGCTCCAGAAAATGTATACGCCGCAAGCACATTAGAATTATCGTCATTTAATTTTATAACTAAATTATACTCTTCTTCCGGCTTGGCGTTATCCAAAAACGACCCAGTAACAGAGTCCTTAACAATCATATTCATGTCAAGCCCTACTGTGACTGGAAAGCTTACAGGTTTAAAAGAAGTCATCTTGTGGCCCACGTGTCTTTGATTACTTCTTCCTATATCTAAATTTATTGATATTTCTTGTACGTGGTCATTATGGAATAATATACCGTCTGAAGTTGCCTTGGAAATATCTAAAGATATATTTCCCGGTTTTAATAATAGTTTTTGATCTTCTTCGCAAAACGAAGGGTGAAATGTGTTTGGTACAATGAATTCTTTGGCTTCTGTTATATCTGTTACTACAATATCTTTAATTGCAAAGTAATCACTAGTCGTTGCCGCAAAGCTCGAACTCCCGTTAGTATCTAAGGGATAAAAATACAAATTTACGTGGTTAGCAACAAGCTCAACTTCAAAATCGACCCACGTATTCAAGTCTATAGGGATATAGCCGTTTGTTTTTGTGTCGTGATATTTCTGAGACGAATTCCCACCACTTCCAAGGTATATAGATACTCCTTTATAAATTGCGGCTGTGGCGGATTCCTTGATATAAAATTTGCCTGATATCTTATATTTTTTTCCTACCGTAAGCATGTACTGACGATATAAATCATGTCCACCCTCTGTAGTATTTCCAACGCTTTGAAGAACCTCAGTTTCGCCACCTACTGTGGAGGTATACCAGTTTCCATTATTTTGCCCCCATCCATCGGTACCAGCACTAAAATCTGAAGTATAAACACCAACAGTGTTATCCGTTACCTCTCCCTTTTTTAAATCTAAATAAGGAATATTAATTCCGCTGCCGGAAGCGTAACCGATCATATTGTCTCCTTCAAAGGAGACAGACGTTCGAACCAATTCTCCCACCGAAGCAGAAATATTATAATTTTTTATGTGAGTATTTTGTATAACAACAACGTTATAATTTTTACTTTTTGGATCGATCACCTCTTCAGGAACAAAGCCCGTAGCTGATAGAATTTGCGAAGGGTAATCGGTTCTGTCTCCATGAGTATCCGATCCATCAATTTCATTGATTGTAAGGTATAGGTTTCTCCCCGAGACTCCATTCGACGTTATGATATCGTCAACAATCCCTTTTCCTTCGTTAAGAGTATTGAAACCAAATCGATTTTCATTATTAATTCCATAATTTATATAATCCAATTTGGCCGTTACCGCTGTTGGAACGTGATAAGATTTAGATAACGCTGAAGATCTACCAAGAGCAGACTCTCTAACAACATCTGATTTTATGTCATAAGAGAAGCTTTGAACCCTATCAATCCTTTGTAGAACTTGATAACCTTCTGCGCCAGTTATAGAATATTCTGTTTCATCGGGTAAAGATCCAATGTAAACATCTTGGACGTTGTATATAATTCTATTTCTTGACATAGTATCATGATTTACTAATATATAAAATGCTAGCAAGATAATCGTCTATTTGATGTTCGTAGGCAATTTCTTGGATTTCTCTCACTCTTTCGGGATTGGTATCTACTGGGTTTTCTACGTACCCCTTTACTTTGACCCATTTGCTCCAGTTCTCTATGTCCTCGTTGGCTACTACGAGTTTCGTAATTTCAAAAGCTATGTTTTTTTGCTCTTCGGATAATTCCTTTATCTTATGTTTTCTTTTAAGATGAGTTTCAATTTTTTTGTTTAGCTTATCCGCCTTAGCAAAATTGTCTTTAATTCCGGACAATAGATATCCTTCTTTAGCGCCTATCGGACTAACCTTTTTGGTTGTTTGCGGAGCTTTGGTTCCCGCCGGTCTTCCCGCTGGGCCACCAGATTTATTACCCGCTGGCGGAGCAGACCCCGGAGGACTTTTTGCCGCTTCTTTAGCTTTTTCTTTACTAATTTTTTCTTGAGACTTAATGTTCTTGTCGTTAATTTCCTTTTGGGTATCTGTAGTTTTGTCGGCAAGTTCTAATTGAGTTTGGGGCCCGCCCATAAGGGGCTCATAAAGACCATTTTTTCTCATCTTATTATACTCTTCTTGAGATTCCTTAGATTCTTCTGGAGAGGGAAGTCTGCCTGTTTCTAATGCTTCAAGCCCTTCTTCAGCAGTTAGAACGCCAACTTCAACAAGTCTACTATATATCCTAGCCATAACTTCGTCATTTTTTAATGATAGTTTATGAAAATATGGAGTTGGATAATTTTTAAACCCTAAGTCTTTGGCTACTCTTTTAATTTCCGGGATTAAGAATTGGTTCAAAAAAGTTTCTCTAGCTTGCCGGAGCCTTGCCATAAATAGTTCTATTTTTATATTTTGATTTGCAAACTTTTCCCCTCCGCCAGTAATTATAGAATTTAGTCCATTTTGGATATCTCTGTCTACGACTTCGTATTTCTTTGAATCTAAAATGGTTCCGATTTGAGGAATTACAAACTCTGCTTTTGTCGTATAGTCTGCTATAAGTACCCTACCCACGGATTCGTTCGCAAACAAGTTTTGCATAGCCTGCAAATTCCTTTGGTTAATTCCACCTTTTTCTGGTTCGGCACCCATGGTTACGAGAAGGATCGTTTGCTGCATGGTGCGAGCAACGGCCATGTCCATTTTTTTCATTTCTGCTTTCCAGTTAATATCATCTAAAACTGGGTACCCCATGGGTACAGCAAACGGTTCATAGTCTTGTTTTTTGTAAAAAACTGCGTTAATCTGTTTCGGGTCTAGCGGAATATTTACCCTTGAAGATCTTTCTTTAATTTTTTTGATAGTCTCTGGATCTAGCGTTTTTAAAACTTCTTCGTCTTCTTTTGTTCTAGGATTTCTTAATCGTTCTAGTTCATAGCCAGATAAAATTTTATAATATTTATTTGCGGTAAACGATATGTTTCCTCCTACTTGAATGTCTGCAGGATTAAGTATAACATATCTTGTCGGGATAGTGTATTTTTTATCTTCACGAGACATCCCGAATGTTTGCGTCATTTTATTCAGGTCTTGTTTTCTGATTTGTCCATCGTATCTATAAACAAAAACATTTCCGCTTCTATAATATTCTCTAAAAAATTTATCTTGAAGAGTCCAGATATTTACTTTTTCGAAAAAGGCTGTATAAAAATCCCTCGACTTCTTACTTCCCCCTCTTAAGAAGATTTTGCTTGCGGAGAATTCCGACATCATATCTATAACATTTCTAAATACGGCAAAATTATAATACGCCTTTTGACATAACATAACTGTATCTCTTACATTTATGCTAGATGTTGAGCCTCCATATCCTGCGGTGCTATAGTTAAAGGGAATCATCCCTTGGTCAATGTTGGCGAACCTGTCCGTTCTTTCTATTACGCCCGCCTTGTTACTTCTGGTCCTTGTGGCAGCCGCGACCGAAGTCATTAAGGGCTTCCCTGAGGTTTCGGTTTCCTTTGTCGCTGCTTTAACCTGTTTTGACCTATTTTGACCTTTTTTCATTTTTATTAATTACACTAGAATTATAGCATCCTTGGAATAAAAGTTCCAGCTTCTTCTTCTGGGGTATTCATCATGTCATAATAGCACTTTATAGCCCAATTTCCAAGCATAAGTGTTGTATAATTATCTTTTCTAGCTTTGTTAGCAGACTCGCTCTTTTTTAAATGGAGCGGTAGGTCGAATGTCTGAGTTCCCTTGGCCGTGCTTTTTACTTCAATTAATGCGCATTGTTTCTTAGTTTGATGAACCAAAGCGTCTTGAGTTTCAATAAATTCTAATATAGTTTTTTCATTAACGTCACCGAGCTTGACTCTTTTACTTGAATACTTATTAAACGCAGCTTCGTTAGCGGTAGCTCTAGAAGCAAACCATAATCTTTTGTGATCAATGTTAGCTTGCAAATGCTCATTACCTTTTCTTATGAAATCACTGGTAAATACTTGTTTAAAAACCATTTGTTTATTTTGTTTGTTGTATAGCCTTCTAGCTTTTTTAACTTCCTTATCATAATCCAGTCCGTCTTTATCGCTATTAAAATCAAAAAACTTTAGATTAATTTTACTGTTAATAAAAGATTTATTTTCATTACAACTATCTATAAACTGATACCCAGCATTATCTATGATGATCATCTCTATATCAAAGTGAGTCATAACGTGGTGCATATATTTGATGTGATCTTTCAAATCTCCGCCAGCAACCGCATAATTATGAACCAAGGTTCCTTGTTGGGATGAATCGTCTAGCTCTAAAATAGCCATTGCAAAAAAGTCTGAACTAGGACTGTTAGAAAAACTCGGGTCAATTGCTAAAATATATTTTTCTCCTTTGTCTCCAGATATTTTTGTTGTCGGCGTTTCCCCATCAGGAATAGTGCATTCATGCATTTTTCTTGCGCTAAAATAAGAATCACTTCCGTCCGTAAACTGAGCACAGTATTCCCTCAAAAAAGAGGAGTGGCTTTGGCCTCCTTCTTGAGCCTCTTGAATAATAGTTGAATCTATCATATGATCAGGCAAAGACTCATACCCCATCTGAGACACGAAATATGTAGCTTCCGTTTTCTGGTCTCCATATATATTCGATACCCATTCTTGATATTGCCTATATAAGTTTTCAAATGTGTAGCTCGCTGAAGAAAGCGCAATCATTTTTGAATCGTTTGTAAAGGTCATCCTATCTTCTTCTCTCATATCCCCTTTCTCTACAAGCTTGTCTTCTATCTCTCTGATTTCAATTCTTTCTTTCATGTTTTGGGGTGCCACCAAGAACGGCATGAGCACAGTTTTAATAGTATCTTCTGGAAGAAGTAAATACTCATCTAAGACAAGTACATTTGCACGAAAACCACGAATTTTTTCTCCACTTAAGGGGATAGCCGTTATAGACCCACCGTTAATTAACCATTCGTATTGATCATTACGTTTCGATTTGGCTCCGAAAGTCTGAGCAAGAAGTTCTGCTCCGGGGCTATCCACGAGCTTTTCTAAGTTATTAAAAATAAATCTGGCTGTACGAAAAGTGGGGCCCGCAATCATTATTTTCGTCCCCGGGTAAAAAATACATTGAAGAAAACAAAAGATACTAGCTATGAATGTCTTACCGCAACCACGACCCCAAACGCACATATTAAAATTTCTATTCATGAAGGCCTTCAGGGTAACTTCTTGATATGGCGCTAATTTAATTCCAGAAATAAGTTCTGTGGTAAATCCTATGTTGTAACGCAAAAATTTAGCTAATGAAATTTTTGCTTCCTTATCGTCCAGATCCCCCTTTAGTCTTAAGAGCTCTTCATTAATATTAGGAATGTCACCTTTGTATTTTTCTGGACAATACCACATTACAAAACCTTATTATCGTACGCTAATTGTAGATCTATTTTTTTATAAACACATCCGCAAGTAAAAATAAGCTCTATTATTCTAGAAGATTCTTTTCTCCCGTTAACAAACAAAAACTGCACGTGAGGATATTCCTGTATCATTCTTCTTACCCTATGGAAGATAAAGTCCGGAGACGCTTTAATTTTTTTAGATATGTGAGGAAGATATTTGAAGCTTAACGCGTTGTTAAAGGTTTCTTCTACTAAAACAATTAGATTGGCGTCTTCCTCTTTTGCTCTTTCTATTTCTTTAATAAATCTATCATGACCGCCGCTTATCGTACTTATAAAATCAGCTAAAGACTTTCTTTCTATATGACAATTACAAGTGTGTTCTGGGTGACTAAAAGCATAGTCTCCATAATCTAATTTTTGCGACACGGTTTCTCTATCAAAATTAAGGGGCTTTTGCTCTCTGGTATCTATTAAGATTTTGTATTCTTTTTTATTGTATTCTTTTCCGTCTATAATTTTTGTTGGATTTGTATATTTATTTTTCAGCCCCAACCTGTCACAAAGGTCATAATAATCAGAAAAAATTTCATTATAATACTGAGTCGGCGGACTCATTAAACTTCTTAACTCTACCTGTGAAGGCGCATATTTTATACCCTTTTCTTCCTTTCTTTTTAATAAAATTGATTCACAGTATTCTCTAGCCTCAACCACTTCTAGCTTTTTTAACCACTTTTTCATGTTGGCCTTAGTGTTGAAGTCGTCAGAAAGATACTGCTCCCTGTTCTTGAACTTTATAAACTCACCAGTGAGTAAGTCTTTTCTGGGATAACGTTTGTGGTAATAGTCTACAAGTAACATTTTATGTGACCTAAGGTGTCTATGAAGGTCAACATAATTCTTAAATTCCTCATTACATTCTTGACAATTAACCATCGAGCACCTCGTCTTTAGATATTCCCATGACCTTCGCTTTCATTTCGTCCATGGTAGATAAATTATCCACTTCTTTTGATAAGGTTTTTTTCTTAAGCTCTGCCAGTCGGATCATTTTTTGTCTACTTTCTTCCTCTCTCCACATTTGGACTAAGTTAAGAACGCTTGCGTTTTCGCTGATTTGTTTTTTTAATTTATCACTCCTTTTTTCTTTTAAGCTTTCGAGAAGTTTCTGCTGTCTATTAACGCATTGATTGTATTCTTTATGAGAAGTATCTATAGATTCAACTAACGACATGGATATTCTTCTACCTTCTGTATCATTTGCTGTGCCGTCTAAAAGCTCTTGTAACCTTTCTACCCTTCTCTGAATGTTGTTGGATATGACTACCTCGGTAGAAAGAACAATGTATTGGTCTACCTCTTCCTGAGACAGGTCCGGCTTATCAAATGTGTACCTAACAAAACTACTTTCGAATAGCTCTCTATCCGTGCCATTTCTATAGGTGCTTATTTGATGCTGGAATCTAAACGTATGAAGATATCCTATTAAAGCGTTTAAGCCATTCTTTTGATTAATTGATAATTTATTTTTGTTTATTCCTTCATGCACATACCTATTTACCATGGTTATCGATGCAGTTAAGGTTTTTGGAGGTTCATATTTTTCTATATCAGGAAGTAGCTCTCCCTGTATTGTATGAGCTATAGCCGGATTTAAACTTTCGACATATTGCTCTATAGCTCTGGATTCTTGATTTAGATTAGTAAGTTCTGGATTTGCAAATAAAATTCTACCCATCTCAACGGAAGACATCATTGAAAAATTATTCCTAATAAATTCCTTATGCTCTTCCGTTAGCTCTGTTTTTTGTTTAGGTTGATATTGATGTGATGCGTGAGCTTTAATTTCTCTGCTCGCCAAAAATGATTTTACCGCTTTTCCTTCTTTGCTCCTACCGTCAACGTCCTTGTTTGGATAAGCAGAACGAATCAATTCCAAAAGAGATGGGGGATTATCTGGTCTAGAGTTCCATTCTTTTAAAATAGAATTTTTTTGTTCTTCGGTTAGCTGTATATCAGGCATTTTTATAATATGTCAATTTCATCGTTATCGAGTAGCTCTTTTACTTTGTTTATTATTTTTTTCTTTACGTTTTTAATTTGTTTGTATCCGGGATTTCTATTTTTTTCCGAGGTTTTATATCCCATCAACTTGGCTACTTCAGTCTCCTCTTTAAAGTCAATGTATAAATATTTATATATCTTCCATTCATGAGTCTTTAGTATACTCTCCATTTTCTTATGTAATACCTTACTCGCTCTTTCTATATCAATTAACGGAGCACTAGATAAAACATATACTTCTTGCGCGTGATTTTCAAGCGGAAGGGGCATTTTGGCATGCATTCCTCCCTTTTTATTTTTTTCCCAATTTTTGAATAGCGGACAATCACTCGATTGAGTCTTGTATATTTCACAGCCTCCAGATGCTGTCGCTGCCGCACAGCGAGCACATGGCCTAGTGAAGTTAGTATAATTATTTCTTATCAGATTTTTTAACTGATTAGATATAATCGTCCTTATCCAAGGCTTAAGCTTTTTTTCAGGATTATAAAGATGCCACTTTTTAAAGATATGAAATCTTATTATCTGTGAGACGTCTTCATAATCTATCCACGCTAGTGAAGTTAAATTCCATTTTCCCCTTTTTTTTGCAATTTCAACATTTATTTCCTCCAAACAGTCTTCAAATTTTATCTTTTTCCTTTTGCCTTTTACCCCTTCACTTTTCGTAGCGTTTTTTGTTTTAACACTTTTTTTTCTCATTCATGATCATTCGTTTTGCTTCTTTAACGTCGAAGCTTCTTTTAAAATTTCTTGCGCGGTTCTGGGGTCTTTTACATTGTCTGACAATTTTACATCTGTACCGTGTTCGTTCGTGCCTGCTATGTCGCCGAGGGTTACCGTACGTTTTTGCGGCAATTCTATATCTATATCTAAGCCTTTAAGATTAGGAACTTTTTCTAACGCGTCTCCCTCGTTTAACTCGTCTTGAGAGACTTCTTTACCGGCTAGAGCATGAAAGGGGCTACCACATTTTTGACAGAAATTAGGCTTTTCTACAGCGTACTCGTGTGCGCATCCACATTTTTGACAATACATCTTTAACATAACAGTTTATTATATTTATAAAATCAGTTTTTTTTACAATTTATTATTGATTATTGCTATATAATATGTATGAGCAAACAGGGAAAAGAGAAGGCTGAAAAGCTCGTAAAGGAAATTTTGAAGGTTTCATTTCCTTTTTGCAAACATCAAGACTCCGACGTTTGTACTGCTTTAGCTAAGATTAACGGTAAAGCATATGAGTTATTAAAATTATTAGAACATAAAGAAATTGAATGAATTATAGTTCAATATGCACATCACGATTTGAATAAAGCGATATACCGGGGCCGGAAGGATAACAGTCAGAATAGGGCTTACCGCTACAATGAGACGCGTTGTTTATTAGACCAAAAACATCCATTACGCCGTCGGCAGATTTATTAAGTAAATTATAATATTTTTTATTATATTCTTCATTACCGCTTGATTCAAAGAATCTTAAATGATCTTCACTTTGTAAACCGTCATAGGTATCATGTAGGCCCACGAAAGCGACATTTTGATTATGATTTAAAATTTGATTCTTTAGTCTTATCGCCTCTCTCCCCTTGGGGCCGTCAATAAATACTGATACGTTTTTGTCCGGAGCTTGTTTAATAAACTTTTCTACGTGATCAAAAGCATTTCCGCATTGAAAAAGAAAATTTGGATATGGATAGGTTTTCCCTTCTCCTATTTCATCGGCTGCTCGGCAATGTTGTTGGGCGTCAACCCCGTAATAAGTTTCATTTATTAAACTAAGTAATACTCTAGTAGAAAATCCATTTTGTAAGCCGGACTCGACGAACAAGCTACTTTCGAACCCTCTGTGTAAAGAATAAAGTAAAAATAATTCCGACTTAAAAGCCCCTTCCTGTTCGAAGGCTATGTCTTTTGTGCGCTCAATAAATTCTGATAAATATTTTTCTAAATGTATTGTCTTCATTGTCCAAATTCATAATTAAAAGTTTCTAAGTCTGATGAGTATAAGTCTTCAATGATAGATATTGATTTTTTATTATATAATTGATAATAGTCTCCATTCCAACTCATGTGTCTAGAGGTAGCACCACTCTTTTTGTAATCCGGATTAAGATGAGGAATTGATTCAATCTCTAGTCCACAATTTTCCAATAACGCAGAAGGAAGAACCTCGTTAATTTCCTCTATTTTAAAAACCTTGTCTAATAAAAGCTCTCCAGAAGAATGATCGCAACAGAAGTAATTGTAGCTAGGTAGCCCATGGCCTTGAGTTGTATGTTTTAACCAATCATTGAACCCGTGGCGAAATGGAGATGTCGCATCGTGATCGGGGTGATAATACGGTAAAAAATCTTTATCCGGTCTAGAAAAAAAGTATTGCGAAACCATTTTTTTAAAAGGGTTTCTAATCGTTGTAAATTTGTAATAGTTGTCCCAACTATCTACAGACTTGCCTTTGTAATCTTCATGTTCAAAATAAGACTTTAATGCATCCGCATGGATATGCATCATAACTAAAGGCTTTTTCGGATGATCTTCCCCCTTTATATCAGTAACTGGATTTAGTAATCTTCTTATACTGGACGATCCACATTTAGGGTTAGATAAAAATACAAATTTTCTCTTATGACTTATCCTCATGGCATTCGCATTTACATTTGTCTAGATTACATAATCCCACGCTACAAGACCAATGTTTAATTTTTTTTATACAATTTAAGAACCAAGCTTTCATTATTTTTTCCTTTTTGTTTTCTTTTTTTGTTGTTTTACTGCTGCGCTATGCTCTGGTAGCATAGCTCTAATTTCGTCGACTAACCCCATTTCGAGAGCTTCGTCTGCGTCTATCCACCAATCTTTTCTATCCCAGTTACGTTTAATTTTTTGCTTGGTAAGTTTGGATCGAGAAACAAAGATATCTAAACAACGCTCCTCAATTCTTTTTACCAATCGAACTTCATCTTCGACTTCATAAGTTTTGCCAATAGCACCGAAAGCTGCTCTATGAATCATCATCCAAGCCTGATGACCAATCCACCTAACGTCTCCAGCTTGAAGTAAAATACCAGCCATTGATGCAGCCATGCCCAAAGACCCAGTTGTAATCTTATGACCTTTACCTCTTAGATATTGTATAAAATCAAACAACTCAAATCCGTCGATAATACTCCCCCCGGGAGAAGAAAATACAATTTCTATATTACATTTTGGATCTTTCCTGTGCCATTGCGTGAGTTTATGCATGCAAGCTTGAACCGAACTAAACCCTACCTCTTTAGAAAATCTATATAAATGATTTTCCTCATCATTCAATAGCTCTTTTTGTCTGGAGGACCAAGCTTTTTCAAATTCTATTTCCGCTTTGCCTGCCTCTGCTTCAGTTTTTCTAGTTTCTGCCGTAGTTTTGTTTATTTCGGCTTGTTTTTGTTTTAGTTCAGCTTCCTTATGCTTAAGGTCAGCATGTTTAATTTCTAAATCTAGTTTAATTTCTTCTTTTGTTCTAATATCTTTTTCACTCATTTTTTTCGCCCTCCTTAAGTTTTTGTATTAAGAACTTTACAAGCTCTGACCTAACGATATCTTCCTCTGTAAACTTAAAACCGTATATTCCCATGGCCGCGCTCTCTTCATCAGAAAAAGTCCTAAACAAGTGTTCAAATCCTCCTTGAACATTTTCGCTACGCAAATCTGTTTGCATGGGGTCAGCTAGTATAAAGCACCTAGTTCCTTCTCCCATTCTTGTCAAGACTGTAACAATTTCTTTTAGTGAAGAATTTTGTGCTTCGTCTAAAATTATACACTTATTAGTCCAATTCATTCCTCTAGCGAAGTTAACTGGAAACATTGAGATTCTTTTTTCTTCTTCTAGTTTTTCCGCCTTGGTCGTTAACAGTAATTCATCAAGTTTATCGAGGAAGGGTAAATTATAGAATCTTAATTTTTCATTTGCATCGCCGGGTAAAAACCCTAAGCTTCTATCCGAACTTTCCACCGCAGAACGAAGATACATTATATTATCTATAGCTTTCATATTTAAAAGCTGTAAGCCACAATAAGTAGCTAATAATGTCTTACTTGTTCCCGCTGGTCCATCGACGAAAACTATTTTGGTATTATAGTCTAAAGCTATGCGGAAAAATTCTTTTTGTTTTTCTGTCCAAGGAAATTGATTTATTTTGATTTGTCTTTTAATAGGATTTGCTACCATAAACCTATTTTCTTTTTCATTTAGATCTTCAGCCAAATCTTTACCCCCTCGAATTTTAACTTTGCCCGATAGTTTAGTTTTTTTTGTTGGCATTAAATATAATTACACTCTATAACTTAATGATGCTGACATTGATCTGCTAGGTCTTTAAATTCTGTATCAAATAATGATTTATAATGAGAGACAGTTTTCAACAATCCCTTTTCGAAAGTATATTTAGGTTTCCATTTTAGCTTCTTCGCAATTTTGGTAGTGTCAATCGCATACCTAAAATCATGCCCGAGTCTATCTTCTACAAATTCTATACAGGCTTCCGGTTCAACCTTTAGTAATTTTGCGATATCATAAATAACCTCAAGATTATTTTTTTCATTATTAGCGCCCACATTGTATGTTTCTCCTAATTCGCCCTTTAGTAAAATAGTCCATAGCGCGGTACAGTGATCCTCAACATATATCCAATCTCTGACGTTTTTCCCTTTGCCATAAACAGGGATTTTTTTTCTATCTAAGATAGAATTTATAACTACGGGCATAAACTTTTCTTTATGCTGATTTGGACCATAGTTATTAGAACAATTAGACAGGGTTACTGGTAAATCGTACGTGTGAAAATATGCCCTTACCATATGGTCAGAAGCCGCTTTAGACGCCGCATACGGGTTCCTAGGGTCATATGGAGTACTCTCAGAAAACTTACCCTTGTCTCCCAAAGCGCCATATACTTCATCAGTGGAGATATGATGATATCTTTTTACTTTATATTTTTTACTTGCCTCCAAAAGGTTGAACGTTCCTACGACATTACTTTCTATGAATGGCCTCGGTCCGCTAATTGAATTATCGACATGCGTTTCCGCGGCAAAATGCATTACGTGAGTAATATTATATTTTTTGAATATGGCATTTACGTAGCGCTCGTCCTTTAGATCTACATTTTCATGCGTAACCTTATGATGATCGTCTACAGCGTCTCTAATGTTTTCATAATCGGCAGCATAAGTAAGTGCGTCAAGAATTACTATGCGCTTTACCGCGCTTCTTTTTTTGATAGCTAACTTAACAAAGTTAGACCCAATAAAACCGCATCCACCCGTAATTAAAAGATTCATTTATTTTTCTCCTTCCACCCATCGTTTTCTCTTAGGGTAGTAAAAATATCTTCCAAAACATGCATGGGCATATTTTTTAAATTACCTATTCTTCTTAAGAAGTCCACGGGCTGTTGTCCGGAACTTCTGAAATGTAAAATTTTTGATTTATCGTAATACTTCGGAGCGGAAACAACTCTTTCTTCGTTTGCTATAAAATTACAATGCATATTGTTATTCTGTAGGTCTTTTATAGTTAATACAAGTGATGGTGTCTCTACGTGCCTGCCGGTTGTATTCCACATTTTTTCAATCCATTGCTTTAAAAAATCTTTTCCAGAATCGTTATGTATAACGAACCAAGATCCTATATATGCCAATTCATAACCGTCTTCGTTACCCGGCATATCTTCTGGTAAAATTTTGCAAGGTTGAAAATCACAACCGTCATAGAGTTCGTCTGTAAAATCTTGTACGATATATTGGTCCGCATCCATCATGATTATCGGATAATTGTCCTCTTCGCATAAAGTCAATAGTTTTCTTGTTTTTTCGGCAACAGCATTTTTCCAATCATTATCATGAATCCTTCTTGGCATAGAGTGTGTTGTGGTAGATAAGATTTCTATTTTATCTGAAAGTGAAGCTATGAATTTTTTAGATTCTTTCGACATGCCTACGTCCGCTATAAAAATCTTTTTAATTTTTTCCCCAGACTTAGATGGGTCCAAGAGAGACTTTAGCCATACGGTTGCTAGAGAAACATACGCTTCATTTACTACGGAATAGATCGTCGCCTCTTTCATTTTAAAATCCCTTCTTTTCCCCCTTGCAGTAAGGAAAATCATTAATTGTTAGATAATTATCTACGACATTTTTATACACTTTATTCTTAAGCGTATGGGTTAAGTTAAGGAACTCTTGAACAACATATACATCTAAATAAGGATACCTTGCTTCTAGTCCATAGCTCCCCGCAACATATTCTTCTTTTGCTAAATAAGATTCCATTGTACTACCATAGAAGCTATTCCACGGAAATACAAGGGATAAATCTTCTGGGAATAATCCGCCAAAATTACTATGATTAAATTTTTTCTCCCCATTCCATCCGTAATCCGAAAAAACTTCGTCTGCGCCTCCTCCAGATAGATAGATTTTTCTACCGTCCTTTTTAGCGTGATGGCATACCCAAGATAGCCAATTGGAGCCGCTGTCATCTATCATTTTTATGTTTTCTCTATATGAGCTAGAACTAGAGCATATACCATAACGAAATTCTTCTGTGTTATCTAGTATATGAATATGGGCTTTAAACCAATTTTTTTGATCCTTAGTTAGTCTTTCGTACGGTATGCCTGCTTTTTCCAGTAACTTAAATCTCTCTTCTAAAATAGAGTCATTTTCTGTGCCTAATACGGAGTAAGCTTTAAATGGAATTTTATTTTTTAAAAGCTCTAGGCATATAGCTCCGCTATCATACCCGCTGCTTAACCCAATAAAAATACTTTGTTTGGAATTAGATACTCTTTTTTTAATAGACCGCTGGAAGGCAGTATTCCAGTCATCAAAATTGTCTTTATATTGATCTAAATTAAATTTTACTATTTCAAATTCATTTGTTTGTTCTAGCGTTTCTAAATTAAATATTTTTGCGGTGTTAGGGGGCATTTTCTTAACCCCCATGTGACCCGTAAGCTCCAAAGGGGTTTTATAGGTACTACAACCGAAATGTTTTCCTACTGTAGAAAAGAAAAGGGGCTTTGTCTTAAATATATCTGTAGCAAGTATAA